ATTAAAAATTATAATGATAAGAAAACTGCTTCTGAAGCTGAGAAAGCAGGAGTACCTGTGGAAGTTTACAAAAAGCTAAATAGTTTGGAAGCTGAAGTACAAACACTTAGAAATAAACCTATTGAGGAGAGATTTAATGCTCAAATTCAGGGTCTAGTAGATAAGTATAAACTTCAAGATAACGAGTTAAGAGAGTTCTTTGCTGAAGCCAATGCTAATGGTTTTGATTTGACTAAGGTAAAGGACATTGGGAAAGTTTATGAATTTCTTAATGTTGACAAAGTTATTAACAAAAAGGAACAAGAAAGATTGGAGCAAAAAGAGAAGATTAAAAAACAAGCTCCATTAAGTCCTGAACAAACTACTGTTGTAGAGGTTGATGAGGACGCTGAAATAGAAGCTATGCTTAAAAAGAGAGGTGCTTGGAACGGTTAATCTTCTAATATTTAAGAAGAAAGAAGGTTATGAAAATGCCAAGAGTTATGAATACAACAAGTGCTATCAATGCTACAGATAGCAACAATGGTTTAAAACCAGACGCTTTTTATTCAAAAGCACTTTTAACAATGATAAGACAAACATCTTATAAACACAGAATGTTTGCAGAGGTAAAACAATTACCTAGAAACTATGGAGATACTATCAATTTTAGAAGATATACTAAATTAGAACCAGTATCTACACCACTTACTGAAGGTGTTACACCTGATGGTAAATCAGCTCAAGGTTCTAGCTTAACAGCTACTCTAGCTCAATATGGTGATATAATGTTCTTCACAGACGTAGTTGCTGACGAACAATTAGACGATGTTAAAGCTGAGTATACTGTAGAGTTAGGTTACCAAGCTCAAGAAAGTTTAGATACAATTTGTAGAACAAAAATGTATTCTGAAGCTTCAAAAACTTATGCTGGTGGAGCTACATCTTTAGCAACTATGGAAGATGCTGAAGCTTATAGACCAACTTTAGACCTATTCAGAAAAGTTGCTCTATCAATGAAAGTTAACCACATAAGACCAAATCGTAAAGCAGGTAACAAATATGCTGTACTTATAGGTGCAGAAGGTATGTTTGACCTACTAGACGATGAAAAATTAGAAAAGAAATATATGATGACTGGTGGAACAAACCAACCAATCAAAAACAACATTGTTGTAGATATATATGATTTACACTTTGTAGAAGTTCTTAACCCACTTATTCAAGAAGGTGGAGCATCTAGTGATATAAACGTACATACTGCTTTCGTTATAGGACAAGAAGCTTACGCTGAAACTATGTTAGAAGGAAGAAACGTACAAGTTATATCTAAAGCTCTAGGTTCTGCTGGTACTGAAGATGGACTTAACCAAAGAAGTTCTATTGGTTGGAAAATTATGGGTTACACAGTTAAAGTTCTTACACCACTTGCATTAAATGCAGTACACTTTGTACCATCTAATAACTAATTGGTGTAGTTAAATAGATAATCTTTAGGGAAGGAGGGTCTTATATGCCAAACATAAATACATCTAAAATGAAACCTGCTAAATTATCTGAAAAAGAGTTAATTAAAGAGCAGAAAGAAGTAGAAAAGAAGTTTGTGGAAGATAGTACCGTTGAAGTTACTATTCCTAAAGCCTTATCTGGTAAATTAACAAACCCATATTATTGGGCATTAAATGGTGTAGTATTTGCTTTTGAATTAGGAAAACCTAAAAAAGTGCCTAAGCCAGTAGCTGACCACATCAATCAAATGCTTAATGAAATTCAGTAATATTTGTAAAAGGCAGTAGTACAAGCTATTGCCTTTTCTTTTATAGAAAGGAAGAATTATTATGCAATTAGAAGTAATTTATACAGATGTCAATTTACAGACAGATGAAAGTTATGATAACACAACATTGTTACCATTTTTTAACGATGCTATATCATTTATAAATAGAAGAAAACATACATTTTACCCATATCTTCCTACTAATACAGGTTCAAATTACAATTACGATGCTTTAAAAGAAACTTGGATTAGACAAATAGTAATAAACTATATGTGTCATTTAGTAAAAACTTTAGACAGCTCTCAGTTTGAATACACAGATTTCTTAAAGAAATGTGAAGATGCTATGGAAGATTTTATGCAGGTTAAAGACCCAGCAGAATTTGCTTCTGGAGCAGAAGGACACGAAGATGAAGGCTTAGAAATACATCAAGTAGATTACAGTAATAACATAATGAACAATAGGTGGTGATTATATGGGAAATGTTGGTTACTATACAGACCCCTCACAAAAGTTGTTTTTTCAAAAAACAAACTTTATGGGTGGAATAAATAATGGTACATCAGATGATTTAGTACCAGAAAATTGTGAGAAAAATCTTGTAAATTTTGATTTGAGTTATGCAGGTGCCTTATCTAAAAGAGCAGGTTTTATTAGACATACAAACTTACACTTTATACCAAAGTTAAATGAGTTTTCAAATTTTGCTGATTACCCTACTTTGCTTTTAGATAAAACACAAAAAGCTTTAAAAGACTGTTCAATGGTACAGGGTATCTTCCAATGGAAAGATAGTGAAACATCAAAAGAGTATATAATAATGTTATACTGCAATCAGGTGTATATAAAACTATCTACACAGAGTGAAACTATAGGTTCACTTAATGATTACGAACAATGGAAACCTGTAACTATGCAAAAGTATGATGAAGCTAATTCAACTTATACACCTTATCTTACAGGTACTACTTTTGAAAGAGTATTGTTTAAAGAAAATGCAGACCAAACAGCTATAGCTGTAGACGTTCCAATATTCTCAAAAGTTTACGATAGTGAAGGTGGAAGAAGAACTATAGTAGGTAAAGATGCTTGGGAAAAATTTATTGATGAAGATTTAGCTAAAACATATAAAGTAGATGGTATAGCTTATGGTGGTGCTTTTTACTTAGCCACAGGTTATAAACTTATGGTTATTAAAAATGAAAATGGTACCATAACAGCAAAACAAATAGCTCCAATAGTTCCTACTACACCAGAGTACAACACAATAGGTGGAAACTTACTTTCTGTAGACCCTGCAAATGCTATTAAATCTTCAACAGGTGTAGCTTTGCAAGTTAGTGGTATGGTAATCACAAGTGATTATGAAAACAAAAGGTTACAGGGAGGTTTAGTAAACCACCCAATAAATATAAAGGCTATTGTTATTAGACCTAGTGCTTCTTATGAAGTTTATTATAGATTTAAATATCAAAAACAGGGACAAGATGATTGGACAAATAAAGCTACAACTCAATCTGGTTGGGAAAAAATGACTTTGTCAGAAGGTGTAGACCCTACTTGGCAAGTACTTTTAAATCAGGCAACGTTGTATAACTTCTCAATAGAGATAACACCTTCTAGTAATATAGATACATCAAATTGGACTGTAAATAACACAGGTCTTGTAGAGAGTTACGTTTACACAAGCTTTGAAGTTAAAGAGGTTCCTTCATTTATGGCTAGTGCAGACTTCTCATTACACACTTGTAGAAGGTTATTGGTTTATTATGACCAATTATTAGCATACCAAGATACAGCTGATGGTAATGTTTTGTATATAAGTGATTATAGAAGATTTGATTATTTCCCAGCTGACTACAACACTATTGTAGATACAGCTACGAAAGATGAGATAACGTCTATAAACTATTTCCAAAACGTTTTAGTACTGCTTACAGAAAGGAATATCTTTATGCTTAAAGGTAGAAACCCTTATGACTTTGCTCTTACAAACATCAATAGAACAATAGGGTGTAAGTATGGTTGGACTGCAAGAGCTGTAGGAAACTACTTATACTTTATGTCTATAGAAGGTTTGTTTAGATTAAAATCAATATATAACACAGAAGATAGACTTAATGTTGAGCAAGTAGACTTCAAAATAAATACACTATTCTCTAAAAATGCAGATGATTACATAGCATTTACATTTAAAGGTAATTATTATTTAGTAGAAATGACTAAATATATTTATGAAGAAGGGTTGTTTAGAACATCAGAAAATGGTAAAATTTATATATATGATAGTTACTTAGAGGCTTGGACAAGTTACTCTGGTAAATATTTGAATATAAACAATGTTTTAATACTTGGAAATAATATTTGTGCAGTAGATAGAAACACAAATTCTTTCCTAGTTTACCCAGACCTTAAGGTATTAGATAAGGAAATTAAAAGGTATATAGATGGGGAAACTTATTATATAAATGATGATGGAACTGAACTTGTGAAAACAGGTGAAGGTACTAATTATTTAACTAGGTTAGAAGAAACCTATAATTCTTTAGGCAAACCTTACCACACTAAAAAATTTAAAGAAATTATGATTAAAACTTTAAATAGTAGAGAAGGTAAAACAGGTCTTATGGTTACAGTTGATGTTGATGGTGCTTATGTAGTAAACCCAGAAAAATATACTGTAAATGTAGACCCTATTACAGGAACTGTTAGTGTACAGTATTTCAATAAAGACGGTGCTATAAATGGTGAGTATGCAATAGAATTACTTGAAAATGTTTCTATACCAACCATAGCTACTTTAGGAAAAAGTTTTGAAGTAGGAGAAGCTTTGCTTGGAGATTATGATATTTCACTACACAAAATTAAATATTCAGGTAAGGGTAAGACTGTAAAATATATAATAGAACAAGTAGACGATAAGTTCTTTGGAATTTTAGGACACTCTACAATTTACAAAGAGAAAAAACCGTCTGTGAAATGAGGTGATATTTAATGGAATACCAAATAAGAGTACCAGTTTCAGCCTTAAAGTGGTTTGAAAATGGTGAATTAGTAAAAAACCCAGAATTTAGTGCTAATATGGAAGCTTTAAGAGTGGGTATAAATGAAAACTATAATGAAATTCAAGATATTCAAAACACAATAATAACTTTGGCACCTATAGATAGTGTTACAGGTGAAGCTCAAGCAAGAATAAATGGTGACTTAGCTTTAGGACAAAGAATTGATGAAGTTATAGATAGTATACCTACAAAAGTTTCACAACTACAAAATGATAGTAATTTTACACCAAAAAACTATGTAGATACAATAAATACAACTATACAACAGCAATTAACAACTATATCAGGGTCTGTTGCTGAGTGTTTATTACCTGCAAATATCTTAGCTGGTAGTAGAGTAACACTTACTAAACAAAATAAGAATATTACAATAAATGTAGATATCTCAGATATTGTAGCTCAAATAAACGTAATAAATGATAGTTTAGATAAGAAATTAGAAACAGGTAATGTTAAAGCAGGACATGGTATAAGAGTTGAAACAAATGGTAGAAACGTTACAATATACAATACTTATGCAGAAACTGGTGGACAGACTGCTGTTGATGTGTCTATTAGTGATGCTGGTGGTTACTTTAGTACAGATAGTGTAGAAGGTGCACTACAAGAATTAGGTATGGCACTATCAGGTATAAGTGTGGCTGTTGATAACCAAAGTGAGGTGGTATTGTGAGTGTAGTAGACGCTATAAATGCAAATACACAAGCTGTTATAGCTGGTAAAACAAACCTAACTACAGCAATAATAGAAAAAGGTGGGACAATAGACCAAGCAGGTGCTTTACCGACTTTCTCTGAACTTGCCAAAGGTATTGAGAGTATTTCTGGTGGAGGTAGTGGTGGAGGTAGTGGTTTTGCACCACTTCCTGTCACTAATGTTGCTATTGAACGTGTAGACGTTAATCAATTAAAAGTAAGTTGGAAGCTTCCAGATGTTATTTATCACGATGTTATACAGATTAGATTAGGTATAAATTACATACCTAGTTTGCCTGAAAAGAGTACAGATATAATATTTACTACAGTTTTAGAATTAATAGAAGAAGTTTTTATAGACATTGATTTAAGTAGTTTAACAGCTACTGATTTTGTAGGTGTGTGGGTTACACCAGCAACAAATACAGGTGCTGTGCAAACAATAAGAACCCATGAAAACACAGCTTCTACTACAACAGAAGGTTATCACGTTACGGAAACAATTTCTTTTAGTACAGGTATGGTAGTTGATATGCTTACACCTTTTTTTGTTTATGATAAGATAACTACAAAAAATAGTGACACATCACTCCCACAATCACAATTAGATAACGCTATATATTATTTACAGAATACAGGTGAACTAAGGTGTTGCATACCTTATGTAGAAGGTAATTATAAAGTTTATAGTTCAGGTACAGGTAATTTTGCTTGTAAAACAAGTTATTATGCAGGGACGCATCATACAACTTCTATATATAAATATGATATGACAACAAGAAAATGGACTAGAATTGGTAGTGAGTGGGCGTATGCCTTTTGGATTGATACTAGCTTTGGTATTTTTGATAATTGTCCTGTTAACTTGTATGACAAAGATGATGTAATCGTATGGGAAGGTTATACTGGAAAGTAAGTGAGGTGATATTGTGAGTGTTATAGATAAATTAAATGCAAACACACAAGCTATTATAGCAGGAAAGACAGCTATAACTACAGCTATTATAAATAAGGGAGGTAGCGTAGACCAAGCAGGTGCTTTACCGACTTTCTCTGAACTTGTAGATGCTGTAAAAAACATACAGACATATTCTCCTAGTTATGCACCAGAAGCTGTTATAAATGTTAAATTAATTAGGTCTGGTGAAAATCAACTTAAAATAGTTTGGGAAAACCCAACAGATTTAACAAATGCTTGGTTAAATCAAGTTAGAATAGGTTTAAATTATATACCAACAATACCAGAAGCTCCTACAGATTATATAGTTACTGTGGGTTGGGCTACTACAGAGGTAGTTGTAGATATTGATTTGAGCAGTCTTGTTATAGGAGATTTTGTAGGTGTGTGGGTTACACCAGTAAGTGTTGATGGTGCTGTGCAATCTATAAAAAACGATAGTAATACAGCTACTGTAACTATAGATGAATATGCTGTAACGGAAGTAGTTAATTTTAAAGCAGGTTCTTCTGTTATGGCAGTTAATTTTGGTGAGTTCTTTTTTGATTTTGCTAAGATAACCACATCAAATAGTAATACAACTCTTACACAAGACTATTTAGATAAAGCAATATACTACTTACACACAGATGGTAGTTTTAGGTGCTGTATACCTTATGTTGAGAACAATTATGAGATGTATTATACAGGCTCCGTTTTCCAATCTAAACAAAGTGGTAGTGCAGGTACACAACATATGTTATCTATATATAAATATGATGCAAGTACTAGAAGATGGACAGTAATGTCTAAGGATTGGGCTTACACTTGGGGAGCTACTACTATTAAAGTTGCACACAATAAATGTCCAGTTGATTTGTATAACCAAGATAATACTATTGCTTGGCACGCTTATGTTGAACCAACAACTGAATAAAATAAGGGAAAACACTTCCCTTATTTCTTTTTATATGTTATAATAAGTTTAAGAGAGGTGATAAATATGAAACAAGCGTGGAACGATTTAAAAAGTTTTGTAACTGTAGTATTTACATTAGCCATTGTAGCGTTGGTTTTCATTACAGTTTTTAAGTCAGATGACTTGTTTGAACTTGTATTTGTGTTATTCACAAACGTAGCCACAGCTGTGTTTACATATTATTTTACTAAAAGACAAACGGACAATACTTCTAAAATAGAAAAGAAAGAGGAGGTTTGACTAATGTATTTTAGAGATTTTGTAAACAAATACAATGGAAAGAAAGTAGATTTTGATGGTTATTATGATGCACAATGTGTTGATTTGTTTAGACAATTCAACAAAGATGTCTTAGGTATTGCACAACCAAAAGGTGTTGCAGGTGCAAAAGACTTCTGGACAAACTTTGAAAATGACCCAAATCTATATAACAATTTCACAAAAATAGCAAACACACCTAGCTTTGTTCCTCAAGAAGGAGATGTAGCAATATGGTATAATGGAACTTATGGTCATATAGCTATATGTACAGGTGTAGGTGATGTAAATAAATTTGAAAGTTTTGACCAAAACTACCCAACAGGTTCTGCTTGTAAAAAAGTAACACACAATTACAGCAAATTCTATGGTGTTTTAAGACCAAAAGCTCAAGAGAAAATTAAAGCTCCAGCTCCTGCTCCAGCACAAGAAGTGTTTTGGTGTAGAGTTGATAAAGCGTGTGGTGCTAATGTTAGGAAAGAACCTAGATTATCAGCCCCACTTGCTGGAAGTAAATTCTTAAATCAGGGTGATACTTTTAAATGTACTGAACTTGTTACAGGTGATAATGTAAATGGTAACAATAAATGGTACCACTCAAAGGTAGGAAACTACGTACACTCTAATGGAATTACTAGAATTTGAGGTGTGAAATGAGTGTAGATTTAGAAAACAGAGTTAAAGCTCTTGAGAAACACGCTGAAATGAGTGATGATGTTCATAAAGAAATTATGAACAGGTTAAATGCAAAAGATATATCTGATGCTTTAACTAGACAACAGCTTGATACTTTAATCAAAACAACAGCTAGAATTGAGGGTAAAGTAGATGAGCAACAAAAAATTCCTGCTAACAGATGGAATACTGTTGTAACAACTGCTATCACAGGTATAGTAGGTGCTTTGGTCGGAGCAATTACAGGTTTATTATTATAAAATCAACAAAGGAGGTGTACTCAAATGGTAGATAAACTCTTAGAAATAATCTTAGGTTATGGTTTAGAAGCTTTATTCTTTACCTTATTCCTAGTTTATGGTAAGAAACTTAAAGAAAAAAGAGTAACTTTATTCATACTTATGTTTTTAGAATATCTATTACTTAAGTGTTTTATAAAATATGATGTATGGTTTCAAATAAGTTATACTTTTATGACATTTTTAATATTAAAATTACTGTATAAAGAGAAGGCTAATATATTAGACGTTTTTGTGTTTGCCTTAAGTTCTATAATACTAATTGCTATAAGTGTACCCAGTTATATGATTGTTCTTTACACTTGTAAAATTTATATTGTAGCAGTAATTTTGAATAGAGTGTTGTTATTCGGAACGTTTATCTTATACAAAGACAAATTGAACAAACTTTATTTGAAGTTTGCAAGTCTATGGAATAGGCACAATGACCCTAATAAGATTAGAAGCCTTACTCTTAGAAATATTACGATTATTATATTTAACGTTATGTTTTATGTAATAAATTTGTTAATGATTTATTTCATTACAAATCTAAGATGAAAGTGAGGTGTTAGCTATGGGTGGTTGGGACAGCTGGCTATGGTTCTATTCAGAAGAAGATGGTGAATAAAATTTAAGTAAAATCAAAGGGGTAAGTATTTATGAGAAAGAAAATAATTGGAAATATTATATTTAATTTAGCTGAAACAGCGTTAATATTTACAATAGGTAGGCTTTTGAGTGTACCTGTAAATGTTATTATAATCATAATGTTGTTGTTTTTCTCAACTAGATTAGTTTGTGGACAACCAAAACATTATAATAAATGGTATAGATGCTGTGTTTGGTCTTGTTTAGTATTTACAAGTCTGTACTTAGTATCTAACATTGATATTTATGCTACTACTTTATTAGCTATATTTACAGCTCTAATATCAAGTGGCAAAGCTGATGTGAACGATGTTTATATGTGGAAGGGTACGCAAAGTAAGTACCAAGATATTTTAGATTATATAAAGTACAATCCTTTAGCTGATGACCTTTTAGAGTTTGAAGATAAGCTTAAGAAATCTGATAATATAACTTATATGTTATATAAATACAGGTTTAAAGATTTAAAATCTTTCTCAGAAATATCTGAGTTATTAGATATAGAAACAAATAGAATAACAGAATATTTAGATAAAGTTGCATTTACTATGAGATTGTATTGCAAGATTTAATAAAGTATGTTATACTATAGGTGTACTTACCTGAGTACATTGTTGATTTGTGGTGAGGTGTAAAAGCCTCATCATTTTTTAACAAAAAGCTGATAATTCCTAAATACACGGTGTAGAAATACATCGTGTTTTTATTTTATAATAGTGTCAAGTAGTGGGGTAAGTATTCCGAGCTTACCTAGCTACTACATATATCGGAGGAGGGAATTTATGAACAATTATCAAAACCCTTATTTTATGGGAGCAGGGCAAGTGCCACCCTACACATACCCATACACACCCTATCAAAACAATATGGCACAACAACCTTTAAACACTAATAATCAAACATTTAAACAAATGAATTATGATTTTCAGGGTAACTATGTAAAGTCTTATGAAGAAGCAAAAAACGCCCCATATACTGATAAGACTATGGTGTACATAGATACAGAAAATGATAAGATTTACATTAAGAGAATAAACGAGAAAGGTACTCCAGAAACCAACGTTTATCTTATAACATCTCCTATTGATGAAACTAATACGAAAGAAACTAAAAGAACGGAAAATAATTTTAAGCAAGAGCTGACAAAAATGAAAGAAGAATACGATGTCAGATTGTCTAGCTTAGAACAACAAATTCAACAGATTATACCTATAGAAGGAGGTAATTAGTATGGGACTACTACAGGGACTAGGTAAATCAGTAGCAAAAAACCCTAGACAAATACTAAACCTTTTAGCTAGTGGTGATGCAAATATGGAACAGATTTTAGGTTTCATACAAAATATGACTAATGGTAATACTAATAAAGCAAGAGAGATAGCATTAGAAAAATTTAAGAACGCAAATATGAGTGAAGCTCAATTCAGAGATTTTAGTAGACTTGCTAAGAAAATGGGAGCAGATGATAGAACTTTATCTGAATTGAAACAATATATTAAATAGTTTATATATTTCAGTTGCAACGAATTTATATAAAAATGTTATTAAAGGAGGAATTAGTATGGAAGGAACTTTAAGTCCTGCTGATGTTGCTGTACTATCAGGAGCTAGAACTGGTAACTCTGATACTGGTTTTGGTGGAGATGGTTGGGCTTGGATTATCGTTTTATTCCTAATCTTTGGTTGGGGAAGAAATGGTAATAATGGCTTCGGTGGAGGAAACTCTGGTGTAGCTGATAACTATGTTTTAGCTACAGACTTTGCCACTCTTGAAAGAAAACTTGATGGTATAAACAATGGTTTATGTGATGGTTTTTACGCACAAAATACTAATATGCTTAATGGTTTTGCTGGTGTTCAACAAACACTATGTCAAGGATTTGCAGGTATTAACCAAAACATTGTAACTAACGGTTACGAAACTAGAAATGCTTTAAATACTTTAGGGTATAACTTAGCTGATTGTTGCTGTCAAATAAAAACACAAATAGCTGATTGTTGTTGTACAACACAAAGAGCTATTGACAATGTAAATTATAATATGGCAACAAATACAAATGCAATTCAACAAACTCTATGCAATAACACTAGAGATATAATTGAAAATGCAAATGCTAACTATAGAGCATTACACGATGAGTTAATAGCTAATAAGATTGAAGCTAAAAATGATAGAATTGCTGAACAGCAAAATGAAATCAATGCTTTAAGATTAAGAGCTAGTCAAGAAGCTCAAAATAATTACTTAATAAGTCAATTAAAACCATGTCCAGACCCTGCTTACATTGTACCAAACCCAAATTGTTGCTACAATTATGCAGTAACAGGTTTCGGTTATGGAAATAATGGTTGTGGCTGTAATTAGTTAAATATTTTTCCACTTTTAAAGTGTGATTTAGAGATAGTATCACACTATCTCTAATTTTTTGAGGAGGTATATTGTATGTCAAATTGTATAAAAAATTGTCGTTTATGTGATAGATTTATTCTATCTTCGGCTGTAAATTTTGACACTGCTACGAATACTTTAATTGTAGATTTACCTGCAAATGCTTATGGTAATTGTGAGAAGTACTGTATTGTTATAGCTCAAGCTATACCAGAACCTACTACTATAAATGCTACAGTAGTGTTTACCATAGGTGGAGGAACTACACAATACCCTTTTGTAAACTGTGATTGTACTCCAGTTTATGCTTCTCAGGTTAGAACTAGACGTATTTACCAAACAAGAGTAAATACAGCTGTTGATACAGGTGTGTTTAAATATATAGGTAATTGCCCTTTACCAAGTAATGCTACAACTGTTGCAAACAGTTTAACAGGAGAGTAGAGGTGACATTATGGAAGAAAAGCAAATGCAGAAAAAAGTTAAAAACGAAACTGAGAAGGTAATAAAAAATATATTAGAACAGGGTATAAAACCAGATAACATTGATTATCTATATAAACTTATAGATGTTCATAAAGATGTTGCCAATGAAGAACATTGGGACAGTGAAGAAAAGGAGGAAACTGGTATGAGATATAGTTATGGTAGAGAAGGTGGTTATGGAGCTTATAGTGAAGGTAGTTATGGCAGAAGAAGAAGGGACAGCAGAGGTAGATATATGGAAGGTGGTAACTACGGTAGAAGAGGTGTAGATGCCAAATATCGTGGACATGACCTTATAGAAGATGTCTACCAAAACTACGGAAACTATAGTGAAGGCAGAGAAGAGTATGGCAGAGGAAACTATGGTGCTAAAGAAGATACTATGAAAAGCTTAGAATATATGCTACAAAGTGTTGCAGAATTTATAACTATGCTTAAAGATGAAGCAGGTTCTCAAGAAGAATTTGAAATGATTAAAAAATACACTAAGAAAATAAGTGAGATGTAATATGTATAGATTTCTTAACGCAAATGCAAAGGGAAACTTTGTAAATGATTGTGTTATTAGAGCTATTAGTGTTGCACAACACAAATCTTGGGACGAAACTTATGAGGAATTAAGTGACATAGCACAAGAAGAAGGTATACTTTTAGATGATGTTGATTTTGTAGAAAATTACTTAGATAAGAGATACAGACGTACTTGTCATTATTCAAAAACTGTAGGACAGTTCCTAGAAGAACACCCTATAGGTATCTATTTAATTACAATGGCTGGACATATCACAGTTATAGTTGATGGTATTTTGTATGATACTTTTGATTGTAGAGATAGAGTAATGTGGTGTGCTTGGCAAGTGAAGTAGGTTACCGACAATAATGTCGGTGACTATGTATGGCGTGTTGACCGAGTAGTTAGGAAAAAGTCTGCAAAACTTTGAACACAGGTGCAAATCCTGTACACGCCTCCATAAAATGAAAGGAAGCAGTAACTTGTGGTAGCGTTACTGCTTTGTTTTTTTTATGAACTATAAGCAAAACTTATAGTGGTTCAAAATGAATAATAATAATTTTAAGTTAGTATAAGTGTATTTATACTGTCTTTATAATATCACAGTTTATTAGAAAAAGCAAGAAAAAAGTGGAAATTTGTGTTTATAAATGTTATAATATGTTTATAGAGGTGATTAAAATGGCAGTAACTAAAAAGACTATTGAAGAAATAGCAAGAGAAAACGCATTAGATATATCAGAAGCAAATGCACAAAGAGTTGCAGATGCTTATATACAACCTACTTTAGATGCTATAACAAAAGCAGAGCAGGTTGCAGTTGCTGATGCACAATCAGCAAGAAAAGCTTTAGAAGCTGATTATTTTAACCAATACAGAGAGAATATGTATAATGCTCAAAGTAGAGGTTTGTCAGGAGGTTTAGCTAATATTGACACAAATCGTTTGCGTATGCAAATGGGTCAAGCTAACTCAGAAATATCAAATAACTTACTTAGAGAACAAGCTAACTTAAATACACAAAGAGGAACAGCATTATCAAATGCTTCTTCTTACAAAACACAATACTTAAATGATGTCTTAGCAAAGGTGTCACAATTAAGAGAACAAGATTATGCTCAAAGATATGCAGAGTGGGAGTTCTTACAAGAATTACAAGCACAAAGAGAAGCACAGGCACAAGCACAAGCTAACTGGGAAAAAGAGTACGCTCTTAGCCTTCAAAACTTTGCACTACAAAAAGAACAAGCTCAATTTGCAAGAAAACAAGCAGAAGCTGATATGTTGGCACAACAAATTCAAACAAAAGCATATCAAAGAGAGTATGCAAATGCTATCTTACCAGAAGTTGTTGATACTTTCTTAGACTTGTCAAGTAAAAATGCTATGCAAGCTAGTACTTACCTAAACAGTAAAATAGCTGAGTTAGAACAATATGGTTACACTAGAGGTGAGATAACAAATGCTATAAAAAATGTAAGTGCATACAACAATGCTTCAAGTAATTTAAACTTATATCAACAAGCTTCACAAGAAAATAGAACTAAAAAGAACGCTTATGGTTTACTTGGTACAAGCTCTTTAGGTTTAGGTGCCTTACTTGCTCCTTTCACAGGAGGTTTATCTTTGATACCTACTGGTATTTTAGGTGCTTATAGTTATGCAAAAGGTTTCCAAGCTGAAAAAGAACAAAATAGATTTACAGATATGTATAATAGTGCAGTAAATACAGCTTCAGGTTCAAACTTACCTAGTTGGTACAGAGAATACTTAGGTCAATAAGTAGGAGGTGCTTAACTTGGCTTTGAAAAAATTAAAAAAATTATACAAAACTAATACGAAAAAGAGTTCAAAAAATACAGGTAGTGACATACCTAAACAAGTGTCTAACTTAAAAACAAGATTAGAAGCTTCAGGTCAAAGCACAGATAGTAGAAATTGGCTACAAAAAGCCTTAAACTTAGAAGAAGGTACTGGTTTCTTAGGAGGTCTTGGTGATGTCTTAGATAGAGTATCTGGTACAGCTTCTGTGAAAGCTATGCTAGCAGGTGATATAAATAAATCTGCATTAGAAAATGCTTGGGAAGGTCTTATTGGAAAACAAAGATATACTGGTGTTGACGTCTTAGGAACAATAAATCCAGACTTTAAAAACGCTAGTGGAGTGAGTAAGTTTGCAGGAGGTCTTGCTACTGAAATATTATTAGACCCTACAACTTACTTAACTCTAGGTGCTAGTGCTATAGCTAAAGGTGCTACGAAAGCAGGAGCCAAAGCTATTGGAACTGTAGATGATGTAGCAGACCTTACAAAAGCCTTAAAAAGCACAAAGACTATAGATGATGCTAGTAAATTAACAAAGTCTGCTAGTGGTGCTCAAGATTTATTAAATGCTAGTAAAGCTTATAGAACTGCTGATACTTTAGATACGATAGCAAACCCACTAAAACTGGTTCCTGCAGGTGTTAAAAAAGCAGGAAAAACAGGTATGAAAGCTATTAGTAAAGTATCTCCAAACACAGCTGAAGCTATCACAGATTTAGGCAAACAGTTTAAAAAGACTTTTAACTATAAAGGTTTCTTAAAACAACATCTAGGTAAAAGTTCTTATGATAAATTAAGAAATGCTGAAGATTTAGCAAATGCTTCTTTAGAAGTTGTATCTAGTGGTTCTGCTAAAATACAGAATAAACTAGATGATATGTTTAAAATAGTTAAAAAAGACCCAGATAGAGTTTGGCAAATAACTTCAAAAGTAGATGGGTCTGTTTCAGATTTCACATTTAAAGGTATGACAGATGATGAAATAATGAAAAAATTAAATGAGTTTGCTGTAAATCAAGTTTATTTTGATAGACCTACAGTTATAAATGAAGAAACAATAAGGTCTTTAGTAACAAATAAAGGACGTTTAATGTTACCTGTTCAAGACTTTAAGAACGCAGATGATATAGATATTTTAGAAGAATTACTAAAAGATATGGTAGATGACCCTGATTTAGTAACTATATCTCCTTATGTACAAGCAGGAACTGGTAAAACTACAGGATTTGTAATAGACATAGGTCAAGACAATGTTGAAGGTTTTGCTTCTCAATTAAAAAATATTACAGGTGATATAGCAAAACAAGAAGAAATAGTTTTAAAAAGACAAGCTCAGTTAGAAAAACCAGCTCTTAAAATGGAAAAACTACAAACTAAAGTAGATAAAGCCAATAAAGAGTTGTCTAAAATAGAACAAGCTTTAGCTGATACAAGTGTTAAAAGAACACAAAAACAACTAGATAGTCTTTACACAAAACGTAATAAAATAGCTCAAACACTTGCTTTAGATGAAGCAAATATGGCTCGTGTTAGAGATACATCACTAGCAAAAGCTCTTAGTAGAACAGAACAAGCTAGTGCACAATTAGATTTATTAAAAAATACACAGGCTAACTTAGACGAGTTATTTAAAACAAGAGAGCTTATTCCTTACGATAGTCCTATCATAAATATAGAAGGTATGGAAGATGTTGCTAGAATACAAAGGCAAACTATAGATATGAATTTAGGTATTAGAAATTTAGCTGGTATGAAAACAGAGTTTATAGATAAATATGACCCTTACATACATAGAAAACTAACAGATGAAAGTAGAGCTTATTTACTTACTAAGAAAGCTAAAACAGACCCTGCTGTTCAGTTTATAATAGCTTCTACAGACCATTTACCTTCACAAAGTTTAGCAAGTTCAGTATATGGAAACTTCTCTCCAACAGAAGTAAGTACAATGCTTGGTAGAGATTTGTTTGATAGTAATATTGTGGCTTCTAACTTAGAGATGGTAAAACAATTAAATAGAAGAAATTATAATACAGAACTTACAAAATTGTTATTCTCAGGAGATAATGATTTTATAATTGATGCTAAAAGACTAGACCCAATGGTTAATTTAGATTTAAGAAATAAAGGTTACGTTCCAGTTAAGGCTACGGAAGTTGCTAAGAAACTTAAATTAAGTGAGCTTCTAGGGGAAGCTGAAATAAACAAAATAACTAAAGCTTTAAAAGGTAAAGAGTTTTTAGTAAATCCAGATGCTATAGAGTTGTTTGATAAAAATGCTAAGCTTTATAAACAGTTAGATAGTGCTTTTAATCAACAGCTTACTAAATTTATGAAGTATTGGAAAGGTGGAAATCTGCTTTCAATAGGTTATCATCTAAGAAACATATTTGGAGCTCAAGCTAATATGGCTCTTGCTGGTATGAGTTTAGATGATATAGCTAAATATGTAAGTAGAGCTGGTTTAGATATGAATAAGTATAACACTAAACTACTTCCTAAGTTTAGAGAGTGGGTTACAAACCCAGCAAATGCTCAAATATTTAAGACAGGAACAGCAGATGACCTTATTAGAGCTTTCTCTAAAGAAGTTGGTGATGCTGATGCAAGACTATTTGTAGATGTTCTTCAAGCTCATAATGATGGTATTATAGGTGGTATTGTAGGACAGCACGATGCTGTAAAGAGAGCTATAGGTGAAATGCCTAAATCAAAATTAGGTAGAGTAGCTGATAAAATCCAAGATGTTAACTATAAACTAGGCTCTACAGCCGATGATATAAACAGATTAGCATCTTATAGATGGGCACAAAACCCAGATAATATGGCTAAGGTTGCAAAAGTAGGTGCACAAAATGCTAAAGACTTCGTAAGTTATGCTATGTTTGATTTTAAAGCTATGTCACCAACAGAACAAGCTTACTTTACTAAGTTGTTTCCGTTCTATAATTTCATTAAGAATAACTTGTCTTTCCAATTTAGTAATATGACTAGAAATAGTCAGAACTATAAGACACTTGCTAGAGCGTATAATAATCTATATGATGCTCAAGAATTAACAGATAACGATGTTCAACAGTATGTAAAAGACCAACTATATATTCCTATAAGGCAAGCTGATGGAACTATTAGAGTGTTAAAAATAGCACCACCAGTTCAAGATGCAACAAATCTATTGCAACTTAAAAACTTATTAGGTGCATCAAATCCTTTAATACAATACATTACAGATAGAGCTTATGGTGAAGATTTATATACAGGAAAACAATTAACAAGTGATAGAACTCAAAATGTTCAAGAACTTACAGACTTAATACCTTATGGTAGGGTAGCTAGAACTTTAGTAAGTGACCCACTTAGTGCACTACTTCCAGTATCAACTACATCTGTAGAAAAGGCAAATAATCAAAATGCTTATGCAGAGTTGTTAAGATTACAGGAATTGCAGAAACAATATAAACAAAGAACTGGACAAAGTTTACCTACTTTAGAAGATTTAGGTTTGAGTAAATAAAAAAACCCTCACTTAATGTGGGGGTTTTTATGACCAAAGAAACAATCAACATTGAAACAACCATCTATATTATAACATTTAATTATAGGTTTGTAAAGACACCTCTAATTATTTTAGTTTCTTTTCCTCTGTATTGTTCTAATATTTGGTCTGTATCACTTATACCATTATCTTTGAAGTATTGTTTATAATTTATAGTTCCTTTTCTAGGAATAGTTGAAAGTGTATATGTACACCTATCAGTTACCAAACTTACTTTGTTATCATCATCTGCATAGATATCTTTTATTTCACTTTCTAATTCTTTTATCATTGTGTCTATAGTAACTGCATTATCTTTAAGGTCTTTTAGCTTGTTTATCTTTTCAGATATCTCACTTTGTTCTTCTAGGTATTTTATGATAACATTAGCCTCATCAATTCTCTTTTCTTCTTCTGAGAAATACATTTCATCAAACACACCTTCAGTAAGAGCTTTTGAAAGTGCATTAGCTCTATCAACAATTTCCATTTGTAAAGGCTCATCTCTTTCTACAATTAGTTGTTGTAGTTTCCAACCTTTTGATAAAGCTATAAGTCTTGCTCTCTTAGCATTAAAAAACCATAGGTAATATTGTATTTGGTACTTGTAGTATTCATATAGTTTTTCCATATCTTCTTCTTCAGTATTTTTTATTTCAACTATTTCTAACCCATCAGGGTATTTAATAAAACCATCTATGTTGGCTGTGAAAAATGGATTTGCTGTTTGAGCAAATGTATCTGGTAAATATTCTATTTCTAAACCAAATTCTTTTGAGGCTGTTTCTCTGATAAAAGGTTCTATTAGTCTACCCATCTTCATTTTTTCTTCAGCTTTCTCACTAAACACTTTTTCTACACCAACAGTTCTTTTTTCATTATACAAATCTCTAATATTATAGAACATTTTTTTAATTTGAGAACCACTTATGCAAGTGTTCCATATAATTTTTTTGCTTTCTTCATCTAATACACCCAAACTTTTTACGAATTTATCTTCTAATTTATTTGTCATTTTATAACACTTCCTTTACAAAATATAAGGCTCTGTACGCCAAAATAAGGCACTTTTATTAGAGGGGGTATATAAGATTACCCCTCTAATTTGTGCTTTTTCAATCCATATCTAACAAAATAGTAATAATGTCTTAAAGCATCTCTAATGTGGTCATTAGTTCTGATAAAATTAAAGTAATACGCATTTTTTTCTTTTTGTATAATACCTTTCTCTACTAAAATATCATCAGAAAATCTTTGTTTAACATCAACTGCCATTTGAAAATACAATGGTATGTTTTTTAACCAACAACAATATTCTAATGCACCGATTATTCTTGGTGTTTCCATTTGAGAGTGAACTTGAACTTGAGCTTTGTGTTGATATAGTCTAAAATTTTCACAAACAACAACATCAACTTTTTTCCTATTTAGAGCTAGGCTTAAGACAGCATCAAAATACTCCATACGATTATTATAATCTGATGCTTTAATATCTCCTATTTCTATAACAGTATTCTTGCCATCACCAATACAGTACCCAGTAGTACCCTTTCCTTCATCATAGTTTCCGACTAATGTCTAATGCAAGTATTCTCATTAAAACTCACAACCTTCTTGTATGCAAATTTTAGCAAGTCTAACAATCAGTTCTTTTATTCCTAAATTTCTTTGAATAGATGGGTATTTACTATTAACTGTACTATATTCTATAGTTGTGTTTATTGAACGATACACACCCATAGAAACAGCATCATAAGTTACATTTCTTTTATCTGCTATATGTTGGTAAGCTCGTTGTAGTTGTATAGTGTTTGCTTTGTCTATATTATCTTTGTAGTAATCTACTACAGATTTTAAATAACTAAAAGACAATGTGCTTGTCTTGAAGTTAAATTCATCTGATAAATATCTCATTTTATATCTACCTCCTTCTTTTCAGACCATCTAGTTGTAAACATTTCAGGCTCTGCCACAAAAGGAACAGTTGCCCAAGTTTGTTCTGCCATTATGTCTAAGATTTCTCTTACGATATGTTCTTCACCATCAGCTATCTCAAATATAATTTCATCGTGTACACTTATAACCATACGTGATTTATAGCGTTTTTCTGTGAATAACTTATCTAGTTTTATTTGTACTTCCTTAACAGCATCAGCACAAGTTCCCTGTATTAAATAGTTAGCACATTTATAGGCAAACCTATTATTCTTAATATAATACCTTCTGCCAAACTCGTTTTCAACAAAACCACGTCTGTTTATAGTTCTTTGTACTATCTCTTGATAAGCTTTTACCTTAGGGAAAGTCTTACCATAAGCCTCGTGCAGATGGTGTACTTGCTCATCTGTTAAATCTTTACAAGCTGAGTTGGCTCTTAAAGCCTCATAACCAGCTCCATAATTACAAGCAAAGTTTGCTACTTTACCATACTTTCTATATTTCTTAAAGTCTGGGCTGTTTACAATATCAGCACCAAAGGCATTGATAGCAGTTTGTGAGTGTAGGTCTGTTGGGTGCCACACTTCATCATTTTCTATACAATACCAAGTAAATTCTTCAAAATGTTTTCTATCATAATCATTATCGTTGTTAAAGAAATATCTATCACCTGCTACATCATCTATTCTATAACATTTATATGGAATATAAGCTCTACAAAGGTTTAAGTCCCCACCAAACAATTTCATAGTGTAGTGTGCTTGACCTCTAAGCTCCATAGCAGAGTAGTCACAACAATAAACTTTGTTATAAATACCACCTGAAGGTATTATAAGACTTCTAGGGTGAATTAACTCCTTACCTTCATCATCATAAAGTCCTTCTTTAGGGAACTGTTGGAAGTCACTAGAGATACGTCCTGACACAGTTCCAGATTGTTGTATCTGTGTGTATATTCTACCATTTGTAATTGTTCTTACAAACTTCATAATATATGTAGAATACCATTTCTCTAAGCTCCTAAGTTCCAGCAGTAACTCTGTAAACTTTTGAGCCTCCTCTGGCATCTCTCTGATGTGGAAAGGTAGTTCAGTTTTAGAAACTGATGCTAATTCTATACCCCACTTTTCTTTGTATAGTTTTTTAAGTTCAGCGTGTTGTCCTATGTTTACAACTTTACCTGCCATCTTGTAAAATGTTTCTCTTTGTTTCTTTATATAATCTCTTAACCTAGTTTTACAACTCATTAAGTATTCTGTATCTATTTTAAAACCAATTCTTTCTTGTTTGAAGAAAGGTAGTATACAAGCATTTTCTCTCAAGAAAGTCTTTACTTGATTTCTGTTTTTCACTATTGGTATGCACAACCTAGCTAATGCTTGTGTTATTTGAACGTCATTAAAAGCGTATTTTATCATAACATCTCTAGGAACATCAGCATAAGTTGCCTCACCAAAATCTCTTTCCCACTCTGCATAAGTATCTTGAACTTCTTGTGGTAGTGTATCTAGTCCCTGTTCAATATCTTTACAAACAGCCTCAAACTCTTTTAGTGTTATTTGGTGTCTTTCTTTTAACATACCATCTAAAAGAGCACGATTTCTCTTATTTATATTTAATAATTCAGATTTTACTATCTTCTCATCATCACCAGCATCTTTACTAACAAATCTTTTTGCTAATGATTTCAGAGCTAAACTTTGTTTATCATCATCAGCATACAAACAAAGTCTAGCAAGTATCATAGTGTCAGACCAGCTTATTTTACTCAAATCATACTTAAAGCCTGTGTTTGTTAGCATATGTAAGTCATACTTTGTATTGTGTCCAAACACCATATTAGCTTTAAGAAAGAGGTCATTTAACACCTTTAATGTATACTCTGTTGGTTCAAAACAAAATATATTTTCGTCCCAACCAACAATTACTAAGAAAGCTTTATCAGTTATAATATTAAGTCCTGTAGTTTCTGTATCAAACGATATGAAATCAGGTTTATCTATATTATAATATTCAATCATTTTATAAGCATCTTCATCTGTAATATAATGTTTTTTTGGCATATTATACCTCCTTCAAAGCTATGTCTATGTTTCGGTCTATTTTAGTTAGACCTACTCTAAGTTTTTCTGATGGAATAATCTTGTCCATACGCCATCTAATAAAATTATTATGTGTAAGTACGTTCATAACTTCATTAAATTTATCTTTATCTGCTCCACAAATAGTGGCTAACTGATTTCTTGTGGTTATAGATGTGTTCTCTAATTGTTTTAATATCATATAACTAGCGTGATACACGTCTTGTAAAACTCTCAAATCATCTTCTGTTAGAACTGTGAATTTTCTTTCTTCTTCTGCATATTCTTTTAGTCTAAATAACTCATTATCATACAATGAATTAAGAAAATTAACTGCCCAATCAACGTGTTCTTTAGTTACTATGATGTTTTCAAAAGTACTATCTGTAGAAACAAGCATACCAGCTACAGCTGTAGCAATTCTTGCAAGTTTTTGGTCTGCCTCACTACCAAATATTTTAATGTGTGTGTTATAAACTTTATTTAGTTCTTGAGCTTTTTCCCAAATATACATACCAACATCTTGTGATATAACAATTTGTTCAGGTTTTCTACTCCAAACCCATCTAACTCTAGCTTTATAGCTTTCCTTATCATACTGTGGTAAAACTTCTACAGTTTCAAATGGAGATGTGTACTCGTTAGGTTCCCCTACTAGAGTAAAGAAATCGTATCTAGCTATATCTTCATTAGCATCAATAAGTTCCTTTATAACTTCTATTCCATTAGAATAACTACGAAGTGACTTAGTTCCACCATATTCTGATTTTTGATTTGATAGTGTGAGCATACGAACTCTACACGGTACTGTAAGCTCTCCATCAGACCTAGCAATTCTAACCTTATTTGATGAACGAATATCAGTTAGTCTATTTATAAAATCAGCTGGACAACCCTGAAATTCCTCCATTATAACAGCTCCTGTGTGGTTTCTAGGAATAGCACCAATAGTAACTTTCCAGTTACCACCAACTGATTTAGAACCACCTATAAGACCTACAGATGTAGATGTTTTAAGTGATAAGAAAGTTCCAAGCTCGTATAATTTTAATAAACTATCAGCTGTCTTAGATTTACCTGTTCTTGTTTCACCTATTATCATAACATCTAAACAACCTCTAATAAGGTTATCTGGTCTACCATAGCTGATAAGCAAAGGTGTGTGATAAAATAAGTCTGTTGCATAATATATTTTCTCATTAGCAAACTTACCTACTATATCTCTAGCTCTTAAAAAGTTTTCGTGCATTTTCTCAGTTACTTTATCACTTTGGAAACATTTTAATTGTTCCTTTATAGTATCTGTAACTTTAAATTTAGTTACACTATCATTTGCCTCTGTTACACTAACTGCTATCATAACTAACTCTTGTTTGTTTATAGGGTTAGCTACTAATTGGTAGTTCATTTTATATTTACCACCATTATCTAGTGGTTTTTCAAGTACATAACAAAGGTGTTCTACTCTTTGAGAAGTTTCACTAATAACTTCACTCTCAAAATAATCTGTTACAACATATCTAAAGACAGGTTTTTGATTTACTTTCTTAGCTATGACACCTTTTTCTGTTTTAGGTATTCCTAAGAAAGCTTTACAAAAGGCTAAAGCCTCTTTCTCATTTTCTAACATATAAAATATCTTATCTTTAGGTAATTCATCTAGGTTAAATGTGACTTTTTGTCCTTTTTCGGTAAAAAAATCACCTTCTTCTGGCTCTGTTACTTTAACAAATTCCACACAATCTAATATACTTTGTACTCTATCAAACGTAGAAGATACTTGTATTGTGCTAGAAAATGTGCCTTTTCTAGTACCCTGTGTTACAGTAGCCTCCATCAAAGTTATAGGTGGAAACTCTTTTTTCATATCTTCTTCTAAATCGTTTTGTGTATACTCTGATGCTTTTACTAGAACTCTTTTAAAATCATTAGCTGTTTTGTGGTATTTCATAAAGTAATCCCAAACATCTCCACCTTTTTCTGTGCAAACTTCGTGATGTCCTGTAACTATGTATGGTTTTGCCTCACAACCTAGTAAATATTGTGCTACTTTTCTAGCACCTTTTCTACCAGCATCATCGTTATCATAACAAATATAAACAGTTTTGTTTTTAAACGATGATTTAAAGAAGTTAGGTACCTTCAATTCTCCACCTGTGATAGTTATAGCATTAAACCCCATCGTTCTTGCAATAGCCATATCTTTTTCACCAGCACATAGAATTGTAAGTCTTTTATCTTCTTTTTTCCATATATCAAAAGGTATTATTAACCCTTCTTTTGCACCTGCACAACTTTTACATTTTGGTTTTTGTCCCTGCTTGTACACCCTAACATCTAATAGAGTGTTGTATATATAAACAGGGAACGCTAAACCTCCTTCACTTTCTCCTAATTTAAGCTCTTTTACAACACTTTCCGATATACCTAAATTTTCATATAGGTGTTTATTTTGTTGTAACCTTTCTATAGCCTCATTAGTATGACTTATTATATCGTCTTTTTCAAAAGCACTTAAAAGATTTTTAGCGTCCTTATAACTTAGATTTTCTACCTCAGATATAAATTGTTCTTCATTTAAGCCTTTACCACAACTATGGCAGTAAAAAACTTCTTTATCAACATTTATATTTGCAGAAGGTCTAGTTTCAAAGACAGCATTTCCAGAACTGTCATAGTTGTGAGGGAAAGGGCATAATACTTTAACTTCATTACTTGCGTTGACACAATCAAAATCTGTGTCTTTGAAGTAGCTTTCAAAAAATTTCATATTATGCACCCCTCTATAAATCAACTATTTAATTTCTTAGAAAGGTAAATGTTGTATATCTTCGTCACTAGAAGCTTCCATTACTGCTTCTTCAACAGGAGGTGTGAACTCTTTTACATTTGCTGGTAAGTATTTTTCTATACCATTTTTTTCTTTTTCATCACCTGATTTACTTACGTATGTTGATTGATTTACACTAATTCTTAATGGTTTGTGTAGACAAGCATTTATAAATTCTTCAAAAGAGTTAAACGCTAATTTCTTAACTCCATTAACCACTTTGCTAGTAGCCTCGTTTTCAAAGAAACCTAAAGCTTTAGCTAAAGAGCTTATCTTCCATCTCATATTATCTGCATCTGAGAAGTAGTCAAATTTGATTGTTCTTCCACCAAATTCTTGTCCTTCTACATCATTTCTAATTGTATAAGATAAATTAGACACCATTTTACCATTTATATTAGAAGGTGGTGTAACCTCACTAACATAAGCCTCATATTCTCCAACTTTGATTAGTTCAAAGCCTTCATTTTCACTAACATCAAACATATTATTTTTCCTCCTCAACACTATTTTCAATATTTTCTTTTATATCTTTTGCTAATTCTATTAAGTAATCTGTAATACTTAATACTTCTTCATAAGAAAGGTTTATAATATTTATATTTGTTAAAATATTATTAACGTGAGAAATATTAGCAAAACTAATAACTTGGTCATCTACTATATTTCTAATAAGACCTTCATTAGTTATAACTACATCATTTATTTTTCTCTCAGATTTACTTACTAAATCAAAGTCCTCATATTTCTTAAAGCATTTAACTGTATCAGTTCCCTCTATTTCATTTGTAGGTTGAACTTCATAGTCTTTATAGATAATACTGAATAGTCTATCTGTTACTTCTTCTGGTAATATAATTTCTTTGAAATATTGTGAGCCTTCATTTGCAGTTATTATACAAACATTACCTGTTTCTGGCTCTATTGCTAAATATATGTCATTACCCTGTTGACTTTTATGAACTAAAGTGTAACCTTTATTCTGTAATAACATCGTCAAATGTGATTTGACTTCCTTCTTCGTTTTCGTATTCTTCATCTGAATTAACCTCCTTAGCTGGTATTACTACCACATCAGTAGGTAAGACTTCCTTATCTACTGGCATTTCGTCTACATCATATAGACCACCTAATTCTTCTGGCATAATCTCTCTTAGAGCTTGTACTAATGCAACTTTTCTTATCATTAAAGCTGGCATTGACTTCCAAGTAGATTGCCCTTTTGAATTTTCTGCAAGTGATGCTGTAACTCTTTGTGGTACTTTTAAATTGCTCATATAAACTTCTGCCCAACCACCAACAAGTCTTTCATTAGGTAACAATATTGTTCCTTCTCTTTCAGCATACTTACCTTCACTATCAATAAAACATATTCCAGCTTTGTGTCCTTCATAGTTTGGATTTCTTTTAGCTCTTTTTAAATACACATCTTTAGCTATAACCATATTAGCTGGATTTGAACCATATTTTATTAGATAGCACTCTCTTGTAAATGGGTTTAATCTGTTTTCTTTACACAAAGCTAAGAACATCATAACCTCACCATTTGTTACTGGAGCATTACCATTTACTAAGTAGTTTCTAACATCTGATGGTGTTATTTGTAACTTATTCCCTGTTTCAGTTGTATATTCAACTAAACCCTCTTTTACTGTTTCTGCCACAACTTTTCCTCCTTCCTTTTGTATAACACATTATAACACATATTACTTATAAATTACAACCCATTTTTTCAAATTAAAATTCTTATGTATTCTATAATTAACAAATGTGTTGTGTGACCTTAAAATAAAATTTTTAATTTTTATAATAATCATTTATAACATCAATTAAACTTAGTTTTCCCTGATAAACTTGCAATAATTGTTGGTCTTTACTTCTATTGTTTACTAAGTCTATAATAGTCTTTGCACTTCTGTCCATATCTTCTCTAGTATTTAAAAATCTAGCCTCAGCTTGTTTATTATCTACTGGTATGAAACTCCTGTTTAGGAAAATCATAGTAGTAGCTCTATCAATAGTCCAACCTACTGAGCCAGCTTGTATATTAGCTAATATAACATTAACTTCACCTCTTTGAAATTTCTCTACATTAGCTTTCTTTTGCTCTGCTGTTTGCTCTCCAGTTAAGAGAACACTATTTTTTAATTTACTATGAATAACTTTTAATGCAGATGTAAAACTACTAAACACTATTATAGGTTCTAGTGGGTTTTCTTCTACATAATCTATAACAAAGTCTACCTTAGAACTAGGTACGCCTTCTCCAAATATTTCTGGACATATAGATAGTTGATTAAGTCTTGTAGCTTGAACTAGGGCGTTCTGAGCATCTATTTCTTTACCACCTATCTCAGCTATGAACTCAGTTCTCATCTTATCATAAAGTTTTTGTTGTTTAGGGTGCATATCTAATCTTATAGTTTCTCTGTTTATGTGTGGTAGCCAATTCATTACATCTTTAGTTTGTCTTTGTATAGACATACAAGATAAGTAATTTTGCAAATCTTCTTCCATACGTGGTTTAAAACCACCATACACAAAGTTCCCATAAGCAAATGGGTCAAATACTTTTTCAAAAAATTGGTCATAAAATTGATAAGAACTTCTAAATCTTTCTGGGTATAAAAACTTTAATATTCCAAAGATGTCTTTAGGGTGTTGTACAGCTGGTGTACCAGTTAAAGCATATTTTATTTTTACTCTCTTTGAGATTTCAAACATAACTTTACTTCTAGTTGATTTCAGATTTCTTAGAAAGTGAGCCTCATCAACTACTAGAGCCTCAAAGCCTTCACCTATTCTACCATATTTTTTATAATCTAATTTGATTGTATCGTAAGACACTATTAGTACATAGTTTTCTCTACGATTTACTTCGTAGTATTGCATAATTCTATCTTGAGGTTTACCATCAACTATACAAACATCTTCTTCTTTAAAGTCACTCCACTTTAAGAACTCATCTTTCCATTGATACTTTAAAAAAGATGGAACAACTACTAATACTTTTTTATAGTTCTCGTGTACTAAAGAGGCAATAGTTGTTGGTGTTTTACCACAACGCATAGCATTGAAAACACCTTTTTGTGTTATCATAGACAAAGCTGTAACATCAATATTTTGGTAAGGTCTAAGGTTTTCATTGTGTATTTCCATTGGTGTGTCTGTTTGTCTTTTTATATTTTCAAATTTATTTCTAAATTCTTTTATTCTATTACCATAATCATCTTCACCTAATAAATCTAATGAAAATTCTGTAGCTAAAGATTTATAAAAACCACTTGCTACTCTTGTTGCATTTAGTTTATAAGCAGTTGAACTATCTGTATAGTAAATTACTCCATCTTTTATCTTATTCATATTATTCCTCATCTTTCTCTGGTATTCTTGTTATAAAAATTCTAACATTATTATCTTTTTCTCTTGCGTCATTTATAATAGCAGTTATGTTCTTTATATCAGAAGAACTGACATCTCCCTGCTCCATTGTGTCCATAAATTTTAATGTACTTCTTCTTTTAACACTATCAAGTATTATAGCCATACGTTTATCAAGCCACGCTTTAATACTAGGGTGACTTAGATATTTAGCCCACATACCTTCTAGTTTTATTTCAGACACTTGTGACAGTTGTTTAGGTGTGTAAGCATAATATTCTTCTCCACCTTTTTCAAATTCTCTTGACATATTCACATAAAAGTCTTTTTCTTCATCAGTTTCGTATTTAATACTTTTAGCATACTCTGATAGAGTACCTATTTCCTTTTCTTCCATACTAAAATAACCTCCTATTTAGCTATATATGTATTGTTTTCCTTACAATAATGACAAAGTCTGTTATTTTTAGCTCTACACTTTTCATAGAAAGCACAATCTTTGTCCCAGTTGTAAGGTGTACTTGTATCTTTATTTGTATAAGTCTTTGTAAGTCTTTTTTGTTTTCTTACACTTGTCTTTTCCATTTTCTTTTGTAATTTTTCTTTTTGTTTTTCTATTCTTTCACATAGAATAGTATTATCTCTTTGTAAAACTTTATTTTCTTTTTTTTAATTCTTTATTTCAACATTTAATTGTTCTATTGTTTCTTTAGCCTTATTTAATTTTTCAATGTTTCTATTATGAGTGTTTGTAATTTTTATAACATAATCACAAATATTTTTAATTTCTACTATCTTTTCTAACATTTTCACACTCCTCCATAAAACTATATGGAGTGTGTGGGTTAAATTTATAAAGGCTTTCGTGCCTCCAACATTTTTCTTTACACTCTTTTGATACACAATATGTTATATCTGTACTTGCATCGTTACCCAATTATCTCACCCCAATTTCAATACTTCTTTCTCTACTTTTGCTATTTTTTCTTCCCAAATTTCTTCTAATTCAGAAAAAGAAACATCAAAAATATAACCTACTTCAAAGCTTGTAAGCAAGACATCAGCAAGTTCTTTTACAAGTTCTTTTCTATTACTAAAGCCTCTATTTACATACTTTAAAATTTCTTTATTAAGCTCACAAGTTTCTTCAACAACCATTAAAAGTTGTGCGTTTTCTCCATTATGTTTTACTATTCTTTCAATAAATTGTTTTATTCTATCTTTAATTGAATAATCTTTAGTTTTAACTTTACCATATTTCTTTTCTAATTCTTTTTGTATTTCTGATAAAGCCTTTATTTCTTCATTTGATAAACTTCTATAATATAAAGCTTGTTTATCTAATAAAATTTTTAAAATCTTAAGATTTTCTTTCATACTAACCTCCAATATCTTTAACGCTGAACCAGTTGCCCTGACTATCTTTCAGACAAGTTTCTCTACAGTATTTACAAATACCATAGTCACTACAACCATCATTTCCTAGCTTTTCACAGCTGTGCCAGCGTAAATGTTTATCAAAAAACTTACCTATATTATACCATAATTTGCTCATATTACACCTACCAATCTGCACAAACATACACATTTTCATTATTTTCTTTTGCTTTCATAAGTTCAGCTATCATTTGGTTGTATGCACCATAATTGTCTTTTTTAGACATATATTTTATAATTTTATTTATATCTTTCTTAGTAAGTCTAATATGTTTACCATATTCTTCATCACCATATTGTTTGAAAGTTCTGATAAAATAAAGTAAATCCCTATCTCTAGTGTGAAAACAATCAGTTAGTTCTACGTAGTCTTTCTTATAAAAATTTATATCTACTCCCATTTTTGTTTCCTCAACTTTCTTCTTGCACTTCTACGCACCCTTTTACCATCACCTTTGCACCTTTTACAAACGTGTCTACAGTTCCAATCTAAGCTATCAGCCATTTTCATACTTAAAGCTTTAAATAAGTCCATACTAAGCCTCCTTATTTTTTGGTTTTCTACCTCTTTTCTTTGGAGTTATTTCTTCTTCTGCATTTGTTACCATTAAAGCTTTTTGACCTAATCTTAATTCTTGATTTTCTCCTTTTAATTCATTTATTGCTATTTCTAGTTTTGTAATAATAGCATTTTTTTCTCTATTACCTTTTTCTGATTTATTTAATTTTGCTTGTAATTTTTTTACTTCTCTATTTAACATTAAAACGTCTTGTTCTAGTAGTTCAGCTCTACCTTTTTCGTGGTCTAAGTCTTTGTGTATTTTTAATACTTGTCTTTCATATTCTTCTTTAATTTTAATAAAAGTTTTTCTTCTTATAAACATAATAACATCTCCTTTATTTTTTCTTTATCAATATAACAAAAATACTTAGCTACATCATACATATTATATAATGTTTTTAGTACAATGTTAAACATATCTTCACTTAAATATGGTGGAAATTGTCTATTTTCATATTGTCTTTCTAATAGATACAAATTCACACTTGTAAAATTTAAAAAAGGTTTTGTATCATTATTTTTAATACCTAATTCTTTTTTACATATCATAGCTTGTAAAGATAGGTTTTGATAATGTGGTTTAAATAATTCGTTAAAAACAAATTGTACTTCCATTGGTTTTGTTTTAGTAAAATTAGTAAGCCACACTAAACACTCAGTCCTATTTTCTATTTTAAAATTATTTAGTTTCATTTTCTTAAGAATATCTAATACTAAATACCTAAAATAAACTTCGTGAGCTAATTGTTTGTTTTGTGTATACACTATAGCTTTTGGGTTTATGTATTTACAATACTCAAATACATCAACTAAATCATAAAGCCATTTTGCAAACACTTTAAATTCTTCTTTAGTTAATACTGTTTTCTTTGGTATATCTTTTACGTGTTTGTAATTGTATTTAATGGTTTTTCCACTATAATAATACGCTTTTTTTATTTCTTTATGTTTTACACCAAAATACATAAGTGATGCAATTACCATCGTTGTAGAGTTAAAATTTGTTCCATATCTTAAACGTACTGATAATCTTATAATTTCTTCAGCTTGTTCTTCTGAGCTACAAAGAGCTTTTAGTAAGCTTTCAAATTTTATATGATTATTCATACAAAAATAATTAAGTTTTGTAAAAATAACGTGACCTAAAACTTCTAAAAATTTTTGTTGGTCTTGTTCTGTAATTTCATCTAA